GCAGCGGTTAAAAAACCAGCGGCTAGAAAAGATGAGGACAACGAATAATGGCAATCTATTTAAGCAATGGCGTTGTTGTTACTCTGAACAGCGTGGATTTAAGCAACCACGTAACAGCCGTAACAATCAACCGTTCATTTGATGAATTAGAAGTAACAGCAATGGGAGATAACGCACACAAATTTGCAAAAGGTCTGGAGGCCAGCACAATAACCATTGACTTCCTAAACGACACAGCCGCAGCTAATGTAAACGCAACATTGCAAGCAGCCTGGGGTACAACTGTGCCGCTCACAATTAAGCAAACTTCTGCTGTAATTAGTGCTACTAACCCAGAGTTCCAAACCACAATTTTGGTAAACAATACACAAGATGTAAATGGTGCTGTTGGCGACATAAGCACACAAAGCATCACATTTACCTGTCAAAGTGTTATTGTAGTAGATACCACACCTTAAGGAGTAGTAATGGCAAAACTAAAGATTACAAGGGCTAATGGCGAAGTTTCAGAGCACAAAATTACGCCAGGAGTTGAATATAGTTTTGAATTAAAATATGGCTCTGGTATTAGCAAAGTCCTGCGGGATCATGAACGGCAGACTGAGATTTACTGGCTTGCATGGGAGTGCTTACGCAGGGCAAACGTTACAGTACCTTTATTCGGCATCGAGTTTATAGACAGCTTAGACACAGTAGAGGTACTCGACGAAGAAAAAAAATAGTCGGGCGTGATTCTATTTTCTACAGTATTGCTCAACTAGCTGTAGAGACTGGAATACCGCCTAGCGAGTTTAGAGACATGGATACGCAGATGTATCGGGCTATCATCCAAGTATTGACAGATAGAGCTAAGGAGATACGTAATGCCAGTAGTCGTAAACGGCGTTAGAGAGTTCCTTAAAGCCATAGATGAGCTTGACGAAGATATGTACAAAAATGTTAAAGACACGCTTAAAACACCTATGATCAAAGTAGCGCAAAAGTCCAAAGATGAGTTCCCATCTAATCAAAATGTGTTAAGTGGCTGGCTCAAACAAGCTGAGCCAATGGAAGGTCAGCGCAGGCCGTTTCCTGCATACGATCAAGCCACAGCTAGGCAAGGCATTAAATATAAATTAGGGCCTAATAAGAAAAACAGAAGCGGCTACTCTGTTTACAATTATGTATCTAATGAGTCTGCAGCTGGCGCAATCTATGAGACCGCTGGCCGTAAAACTACAGGCGCACAAGGAGCATCATTAAACCCTAATGCTGGTGTGCAATTTATACAGGCATTACCTAACGTAGTAGATGCAACGTTGGCAGGATCAGTAGGCCGCAGAGGTCGCAAAAATAAGGGCAGAGTTATTTACAAAGTTTGGGCTAAAGAGCAAGGGCCAATATACACAGACTTAAAAAAGGCGTTAGACGATGCCATATTTGCATACTACAAAAAGATGCCACTAGAACAAAGATCACAGGTAATAGGATTTTACAAAGAGCGTAGGGCTCGTGGATTTAGGGGCGTGTAATTGTGCCTACCTTAGTAGTATCGGCACTTAGCACCTTTGATAACAAAGGATTAAAAAAAGGCAAGAAAGAAGTATCGGCCTTTGAGAAACAAGTCAAAACCTTTGGCAAAACCTTTGCAGCAGTGTTTAGCGCCAGAGCATTATTTAACTACAGCAAGAATGCGGTTAAGGCGTTTGCAGAAGATGAAAAGGCAGCCAAGTCATTAGAACTGCAATTAAAGAATACAGGCTTTGCATTTAGCGCCCCATCTGTAGAATACTTTATAGCCAATCTACAGAAAACTACAGGCGTACTAGACGATCAATTACGCCCAGCATTTCAGCAGTTATTGACAGTTACTGGATCAATTACTAAAAGCCAAGAAGCATTAGGCGTAGCGTTAAACATAAGTGCGGCTACAGGTAAATCACTTACCGAAGTAAGCGCAGCATTAACACGTGGATTCTCAGGCAACACTGCAGGCCTTAGCAGACTAGGCGCAGGCATAAGTAAGGCCACACTTAAAGCTGGAGACATGGATGCAATACTAACTGAATTAAACACTAAATTTTCAGGTCAATCAGCAGCCAGATTAACTACCTATGCAGGCAAAATGGACATACTGAAAGTTGCATCAGAAAACGTTAAAGAGGAAATTGGTAAAGGCATAATAGATGCTCTAGATGTGCTGAGCAAAGACACAAGCATACAAGATACAGCAATACAAATGGAAAATTTAGGCAAAACTATTGCCGATGTTATTACTGGCGTAGGTGTTTTAATTGCAGATCTGCAAAAAATACCTGGCATAAAACAATTACAAGGTTTCTTGTTTGACATAAGCGTATTTGGAAGTTTGGCACGATTAGGCAAAATGGAAGCTAAACCAGCAGAATTGCCATTTAATAAGCAACGCAGCGCAGGCCGTATATCTGCACAAGTATTTAGGACAGAGGTACGGCAACAAAAAGAATTAGATAGGTTAAGAGCGTTAGAGATTGCAAAGCTAAAAGCAAAGACCGAAGTAGATAAACTTAAAGACAAGTTTGACTTAGAACGCATAGGCCTAACTGCAGCACTTAACGCTGCAACCGATGAAGAAACTAAATTACGTATTAGGGCGCAACTTGCAATACTAGACAATAATGAAGCGCTGGCTAAGAAGTACAATGCTGAGTTGAGCGCTGTAGTTGCCACTAATGCTTTGGCTAGTTCTGCTACTACAGCTGCAGGCGCTTTAATTTTTTTGGCTAATGGTATGCCAGCGCTATTTAATTCTTTAGGAGAATTGACAGCACGTGGACGGAATCAAATAGCACCATTTGAGGGATCTAAAACATACACAGTGCCACAAGGTGTAACTAATCAAGGTGGGCAGGCTGCTGCTGGCGCTGCTGCATCTACACCTACACAGGCAACGTTAGAGATAGCGCCTAATGCAAGTGCTGACCGATTAGTCCAAGCTATTGCAGAAACAGTAAGAGTAAATCTTAAATACGGCAACAAGCTACTGCCTGCTGGCGGTCTTGAATAATGCCAGTACCTACAGTCAATGCAGTAATTAACTTTAGCACTGGGCCATCTTTTGCACAGGCAATGATATTAGACACTGGCTTACTAGACGTAAACGTACTAGCAGATTCTACAGCTGTAATTGTTGACGTATCTAACCAGGTAGATTTTATACAGACTGCTAGAGGGCGCAGTGCTTTAGCAGATCAATTTCAAACAGGCACACTTACTTTACGCATAGTAGATCAAAATGGCGACTTTAACCCTACTAATACTTCTGGGCCTTATTACACTTTGCTAACACCGATGAAAAAGGTGCAAATTACTGCAACTTACGGTGCTAACACTTACAGTTTATTTTCTGGCTTTATTACATCATACGTTAATACACAACCCAAAGATGCAACAGAAGTGGCCTATACGACCATACAAGCTGTCGATGCGTTTAGGCTTGCTCAAAATGCACAGATCAGCACAGTTACAGGTGCTACGGCTGGCGACTTATCAGGCACACGCATAAATCAAATACTAGACCAAATTGATTGGCCAGCAACTATGCGTGATATAGATGCAGGTCTAACTACTCTACAGGCTGATCCTGGCACAGCACGCACCTCTCTTACAGCCTTGCAAACTGTTACAGATTCCGAGTATGGCGCATTCTATGTAGATACTAATGGCGAGTTTGTATTTCAAGATAGAGCAGTAACCGCTGGATCGATAGGTGGCACAGTTACTACATTTAACGATGACGGCACAGGCATACCTTATGCCAACGCTAATTGGAAGCTAGACGATACGCTTATATTTAACTCAGCACAGGTCAGCAGGTCAGGCGGCTCACCACAGACGGCTATCAATCAAGACTCTATCGACAAGTATTTCATACACAGCTATAACCTGCAGGATCTACTAATGCAGACTGATGCAGTAGCCCTTGATTATGCGCAGGCTTATGTCAGTTCACGGGCAGAAACAGAAGTACGTTGTGACGGCATAGAGCTAGACCTATACACGCCTAACTACAACTCAGGCATACTTGCAGCATTAGAGCTTGACTTCTTTGACCCAATACAGGTGATAACTACACAGCCAGGAGGCTCAACCCTCGACCGCACGTTACAAATCTTTGGCGTATCCAACACCATCACACCTAACAGCTTTAAGGTTTTCTTTACAACCCTAGAGCCAGTTATAGATGCGCTGATTCTAGATAACAATATCTACGGCACTTTAGACTATAATGTGCTTAGTTACTAAGGAGAATAATGGCTAAACAAACCTTTACCACTGGGCAGGTTCTTACGGCAAGTCAGATG